AATTAACTCTTGGAGCGTATCCTGCAGCATCTTTATCTAGCATCATCGAACCCACGCAAATGATTAAAATAGTAGAATCTGGGAACGGTCCGGATAGCCGTGTTACCATCGACGGCGGCGACTGGGATTTTTATTTCGGCGATGTTGAGATTGAATCTTTGATCGGCTATAGCCGCATATCCAAAGGCACTAATGTTACGAATATCACTTTTGACATCGTCGAACCTTATAGTATAGGACTGTTCCTTCAGGCATTACAGGTAGCTACCCTAAAAGCAGATCCTACAGCAGGAAACTACGCCAATGGTGCTTTTGTTTTAATGGTCGAATTCGTTGGCTATGACGATGACGGATCTCCTATAACCATAGATAACACTACTAGATACGTCGCTCTGAGATTGACCAATGTTGAGATCGATGTAGACACCAAAGGATCTAGGTATAAGATTTCTGCGATACCGTGGACTGAGCAAGCTCTTTCAGACAATTACAGTAAGATTAAAAGCGATATTTCTTTTTCTTTTAAGAAAAACGGTCCGTATACGTTAGGAGAGCTCCTAAAGCAGTCCGATGATAGTCTAGAAGGTGCGATCAATCGTAGAAACAAAGACCTAGTAAAAGATTCCAAGGTCGTTCCAGACGAAGTAGAGATAGTGTTTCCTGAGGGATCCACCGATCTAGCAGACACTAAATTTAAATTTACTGCGAACACAGGCGGAGCCACGGCAGGATCCAAGGAGTCAGACGTCATCGAAAATAATAATGTTAATAGAAAAAATATAAAGTATGATCCTAATAACAGACAGTTTCAGTTTAAACAAGGAACGTCGATGATTTCTATAATCAACGAAGTCATGATGCACACCGAATATTGTAAAAAATCTCTAGAATCAAAAGTACAACAACCGATCGGGATGATAGATTGGTTTAGGATCGAAACAGGGTTTGTTCCGATATCACCAGCGCAGGGCACAGGTCGACCAGCCTACAAAATACAGTATAGAATAGTGAAATATAGAGCGCATTCGTCGAGACTAACACACCCTAACACTAAACCAGATTATGCCAGCCTGTTGTCCAATGTATCAAAAGAATACAATTACATCTATACAGGTAAAAACACAGAAGTTTTAAATTTTAATATCAATCTAAAACTGGCATTTTTTACCACGACATTCGCTGACGGAAATAGAACAGACTCTGGATATCGCGATCAACTAAACTCAGCTGGCCAAGACCAATCAAATACTAAACCTTATATCAAAAAAGATCCAGCGGAATTCTTAGATGGCCAAGATCCGGGGAATCCACGACCTGTAACTGGTGCTAGCATAGATAGAAGACGCGGCATCGGCGGTGGTCCCACTGATGACGATCTATCTTTGTTAGCAAGAAATTTTCAAGAAAAGCTTTTAAATTCCTCAGAAGAAATGTTGCAAGCCGACATTGACATCATGGGCGATCCTTATTACATAGTCAGCTCGGGAACGGCCAATTATTCCATGTCAAACACGGGCAGTTTCAATATAACCAGCAACGGCGAGGTTGATTATCAAAACGGTGAAGTACACGTGATTTTTAATTTTAGGACGCCTGTGGACATAGATCCCGATACTGGCCTAGCAGATTTTGGAAAAACTGAGATAGCTAAGGGATTCTCGGGTTTATATCAACTAGTTTCAGTGACGAATTCTTTTAAAGCTGGAAAATTTACCCAAACCCTGCGTGCTTTTAGATTGCCCAATCAGAGCAAGTCTGCCGAAGGGGCAGCCGTAGGCACGCCGCAACCAGAATTTGTAACAGCTCAACCAAACGATATCTACGATATTTCAGATGGATTCGCATAATGCCAGAATATATTAGATCACCCGAGTCTTCGAGCCTAGATTCAGGACCGTATCTCGCTAAGATAGTCAGCCACATTGATTCCAAATATATGGGGTCGTTAACGGTAGAGCTGTTAAGAGATGTCGGTAACCTCCGTAGCTTTACAGGACAGATTTATACTGTTAGATATCTATCTCCTTTTTATGGTGTGACCGCTCGCGCATTCAACACACCAAACCAAAATTATAACGCTACACAGAAGTCTTATGGCATGTGGATGGTGCCACCTGATGTAGGCACTATAGTCATGGTGATATTCGCCGAAGGCGATCCTAAACAGGGATTCTGGATCGGCTGTGTACAAGACGAATACATGAATTTTATGGTTCCCGGAATAGCAGCTACGACCTACAATCCAGATAGAGAAAGGAAACCCGTAGCTGAATATAATAAAAGCCTGTCCACTGATACGAATATCCCCGGAGATACTACCAAGATAGAAAAACCGGTGCATCCTTTCTACGAAGCTCTAAAAACCCAGGGTCTAGAAAAAGACGAAATCAGAGGTTACACTACTTCTAGTGCTAGGAGAGAAGTACCTAGCTCTGTGTTCGGCATATCTACCCCCGGCCCCTTAGACAAGTCTGGTCCTACTGGTTACGTCGGCCTTAGCGAATCTCGAGCTACGACATTTGTCAGCAGACTAGGGGGCAGTTCTTTCGTCATGGACGACGGTGACGACAAATTTGTTAGGAAGACAGCCCCCTCGGAAGGACCACCAGAATACGCCAGCATAGAAAACGGAGAATCGGGCGATAGTAAGATACCACACAACGAGCTAATAAGGATACGTACTAGGACTGGTCATCAGATCGTACTGCACAATTCAGAAGATCTCATCTACATAGGCAATTCCAAAGGCACTGCTTGGATAGAATTAACCAGCGACGGAAAGATTGATGTCTATGCGGAAGATAGTGTTAGCCTGCATACCAAGCAAGATTTAAATTTTTTCGCCGACAGAGATATCAATCTAGAAGCTGGACGCAATCTCAACATCAAAGTCAAAGAAGAGATGCATACCAATGTCCTCAAAGATCAGGTATTGATCGTCGATGGCATGCAAAAAATCCATGTTAAAAAAGATGTATCTGCGACCTATGACGAAAAATACAAACACCTAGTGAAAAAAGATGTCGACATACAGTATGAAGCCACAATGAAACACAAGATACAGGGCGAAGTTGACGTAACCAACGAAGCCGGTGTCAAGTTTACTGTGGCCAACGATTTCGAGTTAAATGTTTCAGGATCTAGCAAACTTTCAGCCAGCTCGAACACAGAGATCAAGTCTGGCGGAAAACACATAGAAGAAGCACCGGCTATACAGATGAACGGAGGCGCCGCCGCAGAAGCAGCCAAAGCTGAAAAATCTTCAGAAAAACCAGAGTTACCCAAGATGTTAAAAACACATGTCCTTCCAGGCAAAGACGGCAAAGAGATGGTCAAGAGCATAATGCGTCGAGTGCCCTCGCATGAACCTTGGCCCTTGCATGAAAATCTAGATCCCAAGAAATTTAAACCTGAAAAAACTGACAGGGATGTCGACGGAAGGGTGGACGGCGAATCGTCCTCGATGAATGAAACTCCGGAAAAATGGACCAAAGAATTGACCCTGGACACCTTCAAAAAAATAGGCAAATAAATAGACTATCATGGCAGAAAAATCCATATACAATAGAGTGGTTATAGAAAGTCCGGGCAATGAATTTTTCATACCGGGCACTAGGACTTATAAAGGTATGAGCTCAGTTGGCGTTACGTCGGGCTCTGTCTCTCTTTATGACATCAATCTCATCAAGCAGGACTTGATCAATCATTTCTACATACGGCAAGGTGAAAAACTAGGAAATCCCGAATTCGGCTGTATCATCTGGGATGTGCTGTTTGATCCGCTGACTGAAGAACTAAAGAATGCCATAGTGGCCAATGTACAAGAAATAATAAACTATGATCCCAGGATACGAGCCAACGATGTTGTTGTTAGCCAGTATGAAAACGGATTACAGATAGAGTGTGAACTTACCTATCTTCCATATAACATAGCCGAAGCTCTGCAGTTTAGGTTTGACAAAGATAACAGTTTGCTGAATTAACTGCGCAGTTAATAAACACAATAAATATTATCAAGAGGATATTTTATGTCAAGTGTTGATCGTCAAAACAAACTGCTGGTAGCCGAAGATTGGAAGAAGATCTATCAAAGCCTTAAAAACGCAGATTTTAGAAGCTATGATTTTGATAGCCTGAGAAGGACTATGATCACTTACCTCAGAGAAAACTATCCTGAGGACTTCAACGATTACATAGAATCCAGCGAATATCTTGCTCTAATCGATCTTATTTCTTTCCTAGGGCAAAACCTAGCATTTAGATTCGATCTAAATGCCAGAGAAAATTTTATAGAACTTGCTGAACGTCGAGAAAGCGTGCTGAGATTAGCTCGCTTGTTAAGTTATTCTCCCCAAAGAACCAAATCAGCGTCAGGTCTGTTAAAAATCCTATCTGTTTCTACCTCTGAAACCATAATAGATTCTAATGGTAGGAACCTTTCAGGTTCTACTATTGTATGGAATGATCCAACCAATACAAATTGGTACGAGCAATTTATCAAAGCTATAAATGCCGCTCTCCCTGAAGCCAGCCAGTACGGCAGACCCATCGACGATCGAACCATCGACGGCATCAAGACACAACAATACAGATTCAATTCTAGCCTAGAGGAAGTTCCTTTATTTTCTTTCGATAAGAACATCGACGGTCGGAACATGTCCTTCGAGATAGTGTCATCATCCTTCAAGGACGCAGATAAGATCTACGAAGAAGCACCCCGCGTCGGCAATAAGATGGCCTTTATATATCGAGATGACGGTCGCGGTGCATCAAGTTCGAATACCGGATTCTTTATGATGTTTAAACAAGGATCATTAAAAGAAAATAACTTTAATATATCTAGTCCATCTCCCAACGAAACCGTTGACGTAGAATCTATTAATATTAACAATGACGATGTCTGGCTCTACGAATTAGATGATGCTAATCAAGAAACAGATTTATGGAAAAAAGTAGATTCGGTAGTAGGTAACAATGTCATTTATAATTCTCTTTCTAAGAACGAAAGAAAAATCTATACAGTATTAACTAGAACCGACGACAAGGTAAGGTTGATTTTTTCGGACGGCACTTTCGGAGATCTACCTAAAGGTAGATTTAAATTATATTATAGAACTGCTATCGGTCTGACCTATTCTATAGACACTAATTCTATTAAAAATGTCACAGTATCGATACCTTACCTTAGCAGAAGGAACAAGCAAGAAGTAATAACGTTGACTTTATCATTGACATATAATGTAACAAATGCAACCGAAACTGAATCTACAGAATCGATAAAAAACAATGCACCATCGGTCTACTACACTCAGAATAGGATGATCACCGGAGAGGATTATAATCTAGTTCCCATATCAACCAACCAAGAAATTTTAAAGTCTAAAGCGGTTAATCGAACCAGTTCAGGTATATCGAGGTTTTTCGATCTTAAAGACACTACGGGAAAATACAGTAATACTAATATTTTTGCCAATGACGGGATTTTGTATA